TGTTTGAGTTCTTCTTCCTTTTCACGAATAGCTTCGAGAGCCATGAACTCTTCAAAATCGTTTCCAGCGTGAAAGGGACTTCGTTTCTTCTTTTCGACTTTGCGACGCAAGTCATCTTGGCTAGTAACGAACTTGGCAATGTGTTGCCCGACGGTTGCAATATCTCGTCCGTTAGATACGGCTTGCTTGATGATGGCGAAGGCTGCGTTGGCGGCGGCTAATTCGGCTAACATATCAGTACACCTCCACCGTGCCTCGTTTTAAATACTTAGGGACACAATAGGCTGTAACCCTGTCCCGCGAATCTATCCAGTCTCTGTCCTTGTAATTGCCGTATCGCCTCGCAAGTTCTTTGGCAAAAAAGTTGCAACGATTGACGTCTGCAAAGTACATGTCGTTGCTGATTAACTGTCGGTCATCTCCCGTTCCCAAGTAGACCAGAAGAAGAAAGACGTGAAGCATGGCTAGGACTTGTAGCCGCCCCCGGCCTTTTTGTACTCTGATGCAAGAAGCTGTGCCTTGCGAGCCGACCACTGGCCCGGCTTACCGCCCTTGCTACCCGCCTTGATACGTTCGAACAGCCGCTTTCTCATTCCGGGCTGAGTGTAGTTGCCAGCCTCATTAACTCGACTTTTGCTCTTCGTTTTAGGCTTCGACGATTTGCTAGCTTTTCTAACCCTGCCGCCCTTCTTGAGTTCTTGTGCTTCCTAGGACTTGTAGCCGCCCCCGGCCTTTTTGTACTCTGATGCAAGAAGCTGTGCCTTGCGAGCCGACCACTGGCCCGGCTTACCACCCTTGCTACCCGCCTTGATACGTTCGAACAGCCGCTTTCTCATTCCGGGCTGAGTATAGTTGCCAGCTTCATTAACTCGACTTTTGCTTTTCGCTTTACCGCCTTTCGCATAGCCAGTCGTTCCAACCGACCCTCCTTGCGCTTTCTTTTCAACACCCGTGATTTTGCCAGCGTTTGCTGTTGCGTAGAAGACTTGTTCACCCTTCTTTCCCCCGTAAGTGCGTTGCATCGATTTCATAATGTCTTTGCCTTTTTTGGTTAGGGGCATCACGTCACCTTTACGACGTTCATCTGTTTGAACAGGTCTTTCTTCATTTCTTCCCCGATAGCACTACCTGCAGGAGTACGAAGACCCTTGCTATCGTCTTTTATAATATCGTATATTGTAACGGGTTTTTCTGCACTGGGTTGGGCTTTGCGGCCTCGTGAAGATTTTTCAGACATTCAGAACTCTCCTGTTCGCATTGCTTCGGATAACTTGTGTGCGCGGTTGCCGACCTGACTTGCCCACTTCGAATCGAGCATCTCAATACTTGCGGCATCAAAGTTCAGTTCGTGGATAGCGTTCCACATCTTCTTGAACTTGCAAAGACGAGGCACACCCATATTGAATGCCATGTCTATAAGTATCATCTGGCGAATACCATCGATGTTTTCAACACAGGGGTGGACCGCAACCAACTCCTGTTCTACAATCTTGATGTCGTTCATTGCGAGGTAACGGGCATCAGCCTCTGTAATACCATCGCGGTAAACAAGTTCGATGTGGGGGATATCCATGTATTCCAGTTCTTCTTTGGAGATACCCCGGTCGCGGAGGTTACGACCAATACCAATGGTGTCGATGCCCAACGAATCTTGATATACCTGACAAACCATACCCTCGTGTTCGACAAGTTTATCGAGCAGGTGGCTAACGTTGTACTTCACTTAGATACTCCCTTGTGTTCGTTCCCCATCCAGATACCAAACGCACCTGTCATAGCACCCATCACAACGCTTACAAAGGCTGACTGTGGTGCTGTCGGGTCTTCCAAGTTCATAAACCACTCTGCACAACGCCAACTCATCAGAGTCATTACTAGCATCATAAAGCGTGGAAGAATCTTCCATTCGAGGATTTGCTTCGCACTCACTTGGTTAGCCCCTTTGCTTTCTCAAAGGTTCGCAAACCACCAAGACCGAGCATACCTAACAACACGGTCATAAGGCTATCCATGTCAAAGGTTGGCAACTCCGGAAGTGCAACCCCTGCGTATCCGGCTCCGAAGATTACAATGGGAGCAAGAACAAAGTGCCAAGCCAACGCTATACCACACGTCCAACCAATGAAGGGACGCCATCCCGCAACAAAAATCGAACGATGCTTTGCTTCGGCAGCGTTGATTTCAAGTTGACCCTTCGCCAGTTCTTGAGCGTGGCGTTCTGCCATCGTAGCAAGGTCGTGGGCTAGCTTTGCCTTCGTGTCCTTGTCTTCGATAAACTTATCAAGAAGTCCCGTTACGGGTCCTATCAGCATATCTAGCATGGTGTGCCTCTATCGTATATTTGAGGATTTCTACTCGGGTATCGAGGTCAGGGACCTCTTCTTTCAACAAAACCAACCCGTGACGGTTGGCTTGTTCTTTGATTAGTTCTTTTAGTTCTACCATTTTTCACGGTTGGCCCAGTATGCCGCAGACATCTTGCCCCGTGCTATGTTCTTTGCGTGACGAGCCTTGAATGAAGCCCGTTTCTTTTTCATACGGTCAGATTCACCAGCCTTTGGTTTACCTGCTGTCTTGGCTCCCTGTTCCCCAAAACGAATCATTCGTATCTTGTCACCTTCTTTGGCAAGAACAACGTGGCTCTTTGTTGGGTGGGATGGGGTTCGCTTCGGCTTGTTGTATCCTGCGAACTTTTCACCGCGATAAGTAATGGTCATAGTGGGTATATCCCCGGCAGGGTTGACTGCTTATAACATATAAATTAAAAGATGTCAAGGGGGCAAAGTTGCCCCTGCCCCCAAGACGTTAGATTAGGCGAAGGTTGCTGCAGTTGCAGGGTCAGCAGGGACCGGAGTCATTACTGCTACAACTTTAACAACACCTGTAAACGCATCGTTCGCACCGTTAGTCATAACGATGTGGTCGTTGGCGTTATACAGGAAACCACCCGCAGTGCTTGCAGCCGGAGCAACACCAGTACCTGAACTGTCGTAAGCAGATACGTAGCGGTTCGGGTCAGTGTCGTCACCCAAGTCGAGGTCTCCAGCACCAGCGGTCAGAACTTCCAAATAGGCGTTCAGAACGATAGTATCTGCAGGGACGTGCATCACGTCGATGGACTCAGACGTACCAAGATTAGTAGACGAGAAGTCCAGTTTGACGACAGCAACGTGTGCGCCACCACCAGCAGGGATGTTGGCGTCTTGAGCCGTAACGGCTGAAGATTGGTAAGTAGCCATGTGTCAGTCTCCCTTAGTCAAGGCTAACAACGCCGCGAACGATGGCTTCAGGACGGAGAACTTTCCGACCGAAGACATGCAGACCACGAACGATGTCGCTGAAGGTTTCGGTTGAACGAACTACTTCGGTCTTCGCGATGTGCGAAGCAGTAGCCGTTGAGGACATGTGACCAGCAAGAATCACGTTTTCACTCCCATCGGTTGCCAGACCAGACAGCGTTACTTGGTCAGTGCCGCCGTTGGAAACGAGGGCAGTTGACTTGTAGCACTGGAAGCCAGCAATGTTGCCCAGCGACACAAGGCCGTTACGCAGTGGGGAAGTCGCATCGCCAGTTACCTGAACTTCAGCGAACTTCGCACCAGCCGAGAACAGGTGCTTGTAGAAAGCCGGAGGAGCAACAAACCAGCGGTTCTCTTCAGGAACGGACTGGTCGTCGAGAGCTTGAGCCATAGTAAGCATGGTGTTCACAGCGATGTCGCCCGGAGTGCTATCACCACCGATGTCCAGAGCAGTGCCGAGCGTACCGATGCCAGAAATCTGAGCAACGGAAGCACCGGATTCGCCAGTGAGACCAGCGTTGGTTGCCATAGCGTCAAGAACGTTAGCGTCGTACTTGCGCTTCAGGGAGTAAGCACCCGAAGAAGTAGCAAGAGCTTCGAAGTTAACGTGGGACTGACGCTCTTCGATGTCGTCAATCTTGAACGCAAAAGCGTTGGCTTGGTCGACAATCATTGTGATTTGGTCGTCGGCAAGGTCTTGTGGGTTAACCACAGCACCGCGAGAGTATGCGGATACGGTGATTGTCGGTTCTTTGATGATGCGAACCGTGTCGCCATAGTTCTCAATTTCGCCAGCGTAGTCGGTATTGGTGATGTCTTCAGCAACCGAAGCGCGACGGAAGAACTTGAGAACCTTTTGAC